AGCGTTTCGTCTGCGCCGCCGATTTCTATCATGGCATTGAAGAAACCGTTAACAAGGCCGTAAAGGCCTGCATCCTCCGGGCTCATGCCCTCTTCAAGTGCGCTCTCGTAGCCATCGCCCGCCACCTGCAGGTAGGAAGTCCAGAACTGAGGGTTTTTGAAGAGCTTTGTCATCCCTTCCTGCGCCATCGCACTGACAGCGCTCAAACCTTTTGCACTTTGCAGGCCGGAGAAGTAGGACAGCCCTTCCGTGGTCGTGACTCCCGCTTGCGCCGCCTGTGCAGGAGCAAGAAGTATCGCTTCGATTGCCATAGGAATTGCGGCCACAGTGGACGTGCCAAACTGATCGACAATCTGCGCGGCTCTGCTGCTGTTGGCGTTTGCCTGATATTTCTGTTCGGCGGCTTTCTGGCCCGCCATCGCGTCGTCATAGGCCCACTGGATAAGGTTCCTGCCGCCGACATAATCCAGGTTTACACCGGGAATCATGTTCAGTGCATCTATGGCGCCGTTGACGCTTTCTGTGCCGAGAACGTGAAGATCCTCCGCAAGGTCACCGAACAGAAATTTCATGGATTTCCAGTTCAGGGCGTTCCATCGATTGGCACCCTTCGAGACGCTTCCCTTGAAGATATCCCACCAGTTTGTTTTCTCGCCGGTAACCTGCGTGCGGTCTACACCGAGAAGTCGGTCGACGACCACATCGGCGGTGCTCATATCCTCCGGTTTGTAAACGCTTCCTGCGTTCTTGCCTGGCTGCTGACGCTGCTGCACAGCTTGCTCTCGCGTCGGGTATCCGGCCTGTGTCAGATAATCATCATAGCTCGTGCCGCTTTCCCTCGCCTGCCTGAACTGATCAAAGGTGAGCGTGCCGGAGTTGTTCATGCTCTCCTGATAGCGCGTGCTGCCGCCAGAAACAGGCTGCTGCACAGCAGCAGGCGCAGATACCTGCTGCTGTTTCTGCTGCTGCGCAGCGGATTCCTCGCGCTGCTTCTTGAATTCATCAAAGCTCAGTGTTTTCATACTCTGCTCCTATATCTGTTCCGACGTCAGTTAAGCTTAACCTTTCTCTTTGCCGTGCTCCCTCGGTCAAGCTTGTTCGCCGTGAAAGGAATGACGTTCTGATTGGCGCTCGTGCTCGGAATCGTCAGGTCGTGCGCGCGTGCGAAGGACTGTACAATCTGGCTGCTCGGCTGGTAGCCCTGCGAAAGCAAATATTCAAGGTACGCTTGCTCGTCAGACTTGCCGCTTCCGGTTCCTGCGCTGCTGCCGGAGCCGCTTGTGCCGCCGGATTTACCGCCGCCCATGTATTTATCATAGGCCGCCTGGGTCTTCGGTCCCCAAACGCCGTCTACGGTGAGACCGGCGCCCATGGCGTTAAGCTGCTTCTGAATCTCGGCAGTCTGCGAACTGTAGGAGCTTCCTCTGCCGCCCCCACCGCCGCCCCCGCCGCCGCCGGAAGAGCCGGAAACCTGCGGCGTAATCGTACGCTGGTACTCGGTCTGCAGCGCGTTCGCCGCCTCTCTGGTAAGACCGGCGGCTTGCAGTTCCGCGTCCGTTGGTGTGTAGCCGCTGGCCTTGATCAGCGCCACAAGGTTTGCGTAGGCCTGCTGCTGGCGCGAGAAGGCGGTCTTCTCCTGATCCTGCCGCCGGTTGTACTCGACCTCTTCCTGCTGCCGCGCCACTTCCTGCTGATAGTTCCAGTCTGACAGCGCGTCGCGGTACCGGCTGTACTCGGTGTCGCGCATGTCTCCGATAAGCCCGTACTGCTTCAGAAGGTCGTCGCCCTTGTCGCGATACATGTCATAGGCCATGCCGTACAGCTCGGGAATAACCGCGCCCATGTCCTTCAAATAGGCGTCATAGGCCTGCTGGCCTACCTGCTGCCCGTAGGTGCTGCCATAGCCGCCGGTGAGCGCCGCAGCCTGTCCCATGGTGTCCTTCATGGCCAGCTTGCCGCCCTGAATATACTGGTCTTTGTGCTGCTGATAGAGCGGGTCTGCGTTTACATCGTACTGAAAGTCCGGTCTGCTGCTGATCTGCTCGTACAGACTGGCAAGCTGGTCGTCAAAGGTGCCCGCGTAGCTCGGCTGCTGCTGAGCGCCGGCCGCCGCCTGTGAAACGGCAGCATCCATGACGGCCTGCGGGATCTGCTCATACTCGTTCTCGTTTTTCGCCATTTCTCTCGCTCCTCCCTTTAAAATCTTCCGGTTCTGTTTGTGTAATTCCAGCCTATCCATCCCTGGCTGCCGTTTCTGGTGTTGGATAAGATCCTCCCGTTGTTCGGGAAGAATTCAAATACGATCACTGTTTGAAATTGCGCGCTGAGCCACAGCACAAAACGATATCCGATCCAGGTGGCTTCCTCGTATGATGCGGGGTAATTGCTCCACCCGGTGTTGTTTGCCCCTTTCCAGAAGAACACCGCCGCATTCTCGGGCGCTCGGACGTTGTTGACGTTGACGTTCAGGAAGTCTTTCTCGAAGCTGCTGCCGTCCGTCGTGCTGTCGTACGGAGGGTAAAATGCCTGTGCCGGAATGCCGCCGAGCAAAAAGTCACCTGCCTGCGGCAGCTCGACGGCGCTGCCTGTTGTCCGCTGCGGCGTGGTGCCGACGCCCAGCACGGTGCCGCTCGCTCCGTTCCTGCGTAAAACCATATCGCGCAGCCTGCTCTCCAGAGTAAAGGTGCGCGTGATCGGGTCTGAAACCTTGTCCTGGATGGTGAATATCAGCCTATAGGTGGTCGTCGGGTCAAGGCTGCCGCCCTGAACGGCGCTCTGCACGTCGGAATCCAGATCGACAGCGGGGCCTCCGCTGATCTGCACCTTGAACTGCAGCAGACTGTTTCCGCTGAGGCTCGTGTAGTATGTGGCCGTCGCGCGGGCTCGCCAGTACGCGCCGCCGCTCTCCTGCACGCCGCTGCTGCTGCATCGGTAGGTATACGCAGCGCTGATATTGATGGCCGGTTTGCTGTACTGAACCACTGTCACCTGTGAGGATTCAAAGGCGTTGTACAATCCGCGTTGGTCCGTCGCCGTCACAGTGAAGGCCGTATCGACCGCGAGTGCCGCCGTTGTCCCCTCATACCGGCCTGTGTTGCTGTTGTAGGCCATGGCCACAGCTGTGCCGCCGGGATAGGTGATCTTCACCGAAGCAATAGCCGCATTCGAGCCCGTTGTCACGCTCGCCGTGACCTTGCACCTGCTGACGCCGGCAATGTAGGTGTTGGGGAAATATGTGGCAGCATTGCCGCTGTTCACGACCTGCATCGTGGCGTTGGTGACCGCCGGGCACATGTCAGGGCCTGCGTTGACGGTGAACGATTCATAGACGCTGCTGTCTTCCTCGATTCGCACCGACGCGCTGAAACTTCTGACGGATGTCAGCCCGGCCGTGGTAAACCAGCTCTTTGTGACAGGTATCGTCAGACTGCCGGTGCTCGTGGCGGCTGAATACAGCCTCGTATTCCCGTAATACACACTCACAGTCAGCGTTCTGCCGCTGCCGTTTCCGATGGTGGCAACCTGCTTGTTGCCGGTGTATACAGCATCGCTCGAAAGACTCAGTGTCAGCGCGACCGCGCTGAATGTGCCGCTGATTCCGGCGTTGTCGCTCCATTGATAGTCAGAGTTGCCGGATACGACGTCGACAAACCAGAAATACAGCGTTCCGCTGCTCCGTATATCCAGATTGGAGAAGGTGAAGGTCTGATTGATGCCGCTGTAATCGAAGGTCGCCGTCGTGGACACCACAGCGGTGTACCCGGACGGCGGTGAGCTGCTGCCCGTCGGGTCCCAGGTGTAGAGATAGCATGATAGTGTGCGTGGCGAGCCGGAGCCGTTCGACGTGAAACGTGTAGTGACCGAACAATTCGTCAATTTCTGATCGTTTGTCAGATTCAGAGACGCGGAATAGACGACGTAGAAACCAACCGCATTGTCTGTGTAGTCGTAGCCGGATAATGTACGCCAGCCCTTCCAGCCTTCCGCAGATCCTCTGCGCGGATTCTTTTGAATCAAAGTCAGTGAACTCATGTGTTAGCTCCTACATACAGGAATTCGATCTCGCTGCCGTCGCCGCTGCTCTTTAATTGCCACGAGCTGCCGAGCTGCAGCACCTGTTCAACCAGCACGTTTGCAACATGCAGCATACCGTCCTGCGAGTTGTACCAGCCTTTTTTATATCCGTCGATCCAGAACTGCCAGCCCACAGAGGTGTACAGGCCGAAGGTCTGGCCGCTGTTCATGTAGTAGTATGTATGGCCGTCGCCGGGGTTTCTCTCGTCAGACGGCCCGCACTCGCCCGCAAATTTCAGGTCTTGTGCTATGGCGATGCCGGTCACGTATTCGCCGGTCTCCGGATCTTCCACAATGCCGCGCCGGATTTCGCCGTTGATGCTCGTATAGTAGCTCTGCAGCAGGCCGATACTGTCCTGCACGCTCTCGATGCTGCTGCCGTAATCGTAGCTCTCCACGACGCCCTTGGCCGTTGTCTCAATCATGCTTGTCACATTCTCCTGGAATGTGCCGAACTCCGAACGGGCGAGATACATGCTGTTGTAGACCTCGGTCTTGCTGTCCACATAGCTCATGACGGCATTGTCGCCGGCCTCGATTATGGCCTGCAGTTCACTGTCGTCCGCAAAACGCTTCCATGCATAATCTTCTACGTTCCGGCTGTCTTCCTCGGTGAAATCGGTGTACATGCCGATCCACGTTCCGAGCTCTTCGCCGTAGTTGTCGGTGAAGGTCTCGCCGCCGTCGTTGGAGTATTTGATATGCAGGTAAGGCGTCCGGCCGTCCGCGCCGGGCGTGCCTGGGGTGCCCTTCTCGCCGTTCTCCGCAACCAGAGTCGGCGCGCTCCACTCGGTGTAGGCGATCGCGTCTGTGTCCGTGCGGCTCATGGCCGTTGCAGCCGTCACATAGAGAGGGTCTTTCCCAGATGCCGGCGGTGTCCTCGACCAGCCGGTGGGGATAGGGGATAGGGTCTTTGTGGAAAACGTATAGCCGATATCCGCGGTAAAGTCGACAGACGGCGGCTCGGCGCTGCGCTTGTACAGAAACACGATAATGTTGTTGTATCCGTCCGTACCGTCGGCGCCTGGGCTGCCGTCCTTGCCATCCCGCCCGTTGGTGCCGTCCCGGCCCGCGCTGCCTTCGGCGCCGCGCTCGCCGTCCTCGACCAGCTTTTTGACGTCGCTCCACTCCGAGGACGCGATCACGTCCGTTGCGGTGGTGGCGATGGCCGTCGCCGTGATCACCCAGCAGGGCCGCCCGTCGCTGTCCGGGATCTCCTGCGTCCAGCCGGTGACAGACACATTGTGTTTCTCAACCTCTGCGCTGTGCAGCGTCAATTTGTGGCCGCTCGCGCTCGCGTCCGCATCCACCAGCTTGTGACCGGTCACGCTTGCAGGGCCAAGATCCAGCCGCCCGGACGCAAAGGTATAGGTCAGGTCCGTTCTCGGCTTCGGCGGCGGATTCTCTGCGCGGCGGTACAGAAATACGGTCGCGCTGTTAAGACCGGTGCCGCCGTCGCCTTTGATTCTGCTCCAGCTATATACGCTGGGGTCTGTCGGTGCGGTGGCTGCCGTGGAGGAGCACACGCCCATGTAGTAGGTGCTCTCCGTCGGCACGTTGTACATCGTCGCCGGGTAGTCCCCGGCAAAATCGTCGGCGTACTTGATGTAGAAGGTGTTGTTCTCGATATTGTCGATCTGGCGCTGAAGATCGCGCGCGCTTTTGATGATCAGGCTGCGCAGCTCCTGCGCGTTCTTACGCACAGCGGCGATGTCTTTGTCACTCGCGCCGCCGGAGCCGCCCGGCTTAAGCACCTGCGTGCCATTTTTCTGGTAAGAGATAGACACGCCGGCATTGTCGGTCGCCGCACTCGCGCCCGCCGCTTCGCTGAGGCTCTGCGCCATGCGAAACAGGTAGTCGCGGAGATTCTCTATGTCTTTTTTACTCTGGCCGGTTACGATCGGCGGTTTCTCAGCGAAGGAGAAGGGCATTATATGTCGCTTCCTTTTTCAAGGATTCTCGCGATAGAGTACATACGGATATTCCCGTGCCCCACGAACATGAGGCGCAGGTGGTCGCAGCGCCGCGGCCGTACAGGAATTGTCACGGTGCCGGTGTTTGGCAGGTGGAAGTCTCCCGCATAGTTCCACACGCCGCAGCTGTCGTACTCGATGAACATCTGGAAGCCGCTCTCGCGCTCCATGTTCACGCGGATGTTGAAGCGGGACAGATACTTCTTGTCCGGGTATTCATAGGTCAGCAGGCCCGTGGTACAGCCCCACGTGACGTCTCTTTCAAGTTCGCCCTCTGTGCCGTTGATGGCGGTGATGCCGTTGTCCACCAGCGCGTACAGCTCGTCGCCGACCTGGGCGAAGCACTCGGCACAAGTCTCGTCCTCGTGCATCCACAGGCCCTTTCCGGCGTCGAAAACGAACAGATGCCAGGCGTTGTAGGCGTCCTGCATGCTGATGTAGTACCGCTGCCCGAACACGCCTGCCGCGGCCTTGTAGTATCGATCTTCGCCCAGCGCCTGCGACACGTCGGCCGGCATGCCGCCCTGATAAGCCACGACGCCCGTGCGGCTTTTGTAGTACAGCGTCTCGTTGACAATGGCCAGGCTCCTGTGCGAGCCCTGCTGCACGCCGCGCGCGGGGATATCGCCGATCTGGTGCGCGCCCACGGACGATACCGACACAGGGTGTATCACGTTCTCCTTGAAGAAGGTGGGCGTGCCCAGGTAGTTGATGCAGCCTGTCCACGGGCCGTCTGAGCCGCGCGAGGCGCGCCAGCTGTCCGTGCTGACGCCCAGATACTGCTCCCAGTTGCGGAAGTCGCCCAGGGCGCAGCAGTATACCTCGTTGATGTTCTGTGTGCCGTCGTTGCCGTAGAAGCAGCCCCACAGCCGGTTTTGAGCCTCACATACGAAGTCCATGTCCGGGACTTTCCGGGAGACGTGGATCTCCGCCCCGGTCTGTGTGTACTGCTCTTCCTGAATGCCGATCAGTACCAGATAATCATAGCTCGTCGTGGGGTCTCCGCCCACGGCATAGATGATCTTCGAGCCGTTGAGATCGTCAAAGTACGCGCCGGAGACGTTCACGCCGTCGTATTCCTTGAAGGCCGTCGGCAGCTGCCCCATTGTGAGGAAGTCCAGCCTGGTATATACCGTCTCCAGGACCGTCCACGTCTCCGTGTACACGCTGTACTCGCGCACACTGTTGTCGGTTATATCAATCCAGATCGCGCCGTTGGCGGGGTTCTCCGGCGCGTCTGCGCTCTTTGTCACGTCTGTGTAATAGCTGCCGTCCTGGTGGCACATGGTGTAGGTGACGGCGCCGGTGTAGTTCCACTCGGCGCCCATGCTGCCGTAGTCGGTCAGATCTTGCGTATTGATGTATTTCTTATCCGGGAAGATGCAGATATACGCGCCCATGCTGACAAGCTGCGTCTCTCGCTGGGTCTGCAGGCCTGTCAGCCCGGTCGCGTATCCGTTCGCGTAAAGGGTACCGTTGTCTACCCAATACAGGGCGTCTTTGGCTATGATCGCCTGCAGCTTGGTAAACGACCGGTCGAGCCGCCCGCGCTTTGCCCTGTTAGCCAGCATCGGGTAATACTGCGTCGTCATGTTCTTGGTGTCGTAGAACTCGCCGTCGCGGATTTTCAGATTGTGGTTATAGCCGGCGAACGTGTCCACGATCTGCCGGGACGTCGCCCGCTGGGTCAGTCTGGGATAGTAAGCCATAGCGCACCTCAGTAAAAAATCTTTCTCGCGCCCTTCGGCATGTGGCTCTGGTTGTAGGCATTGCGGAAGGATGAGAAGATTGATTCAAACACGCCGTTTGAATTGTTGAAGCTGTCATACTCCATGTTGGCATAGTCGATCTGCGCTTCCAGCCAGCGTATATACATTTCGTCGTACGGCTGGCCGACAAGCAGCGTCTTCTCTCCGTCGCCCTCGGTGTAGCCGTTGAAGGTGATCTCTTCCTCGCCCTCGTTGTATTCGTGGGTGCAGATGATCTCCTGATAAATCCTCGTTTCCAGCCGGGACAGCCAGCGGATTTTATCTTTTTCGCCGATCATGTTGGGCTTCAGGCTGTCCACTTCGGCGATAGCGTCATGAATGGTCATTGGTTTTCCCTCCGCGTTTGCAAAAAGGGAGCGCGTGGGCACTCCCTTATTTCTGTACCTTCTGCTGATACTCGATCGCTTCCAGCATCGCGCTCTCAGAGTTGTTGAGAACTTCGACGACGCACTCGGGCACCTGCACGGTTACGCCGCGCTTAATGAGCCACGTCCTGGTGTTCACGCGCACGAACACGTCTTTCTGGTTCTCGCGGGTGAGCGGCAGCCGGATGCTTACCAGCTTTTCGCCCTGGTCGTTGGTCGCGGCCTCTTCGGCCTGCTTTTTGGTTTCTGCCATGATCGTAACCTCCAAATCAAAATCAGAAGGAGAGGGGAGGCGTCCCCTCTCCCCGGTTGCTTAGTTGGCCGCCGCGTTCGCGGAGAAGCGCTTGGAGCAGCTCTCCACACGAATCA